GTCATTCATTTGTCTGAATGTCAAGTCCCACCAATCATCCATGAACTCACGTACAATCGGTTTAGACATATCATATAAACATACTGCTCCGCATAGTGTGAACTTAGAAACGCCTTCCGGAGTATCAAAGTCACGTTCTGCATATATGTAGTCACGGTCATCTGTCAAAGCGGTGAAGACCACATCGTGATCTTTCATTTCGTCCCATACTTTGACGATGTCTTCATGCTCTACTTCCATGTCAGCATCAATATACATCGTTAGGTCATACGGCGATTTCGCCATACCCCATAACTTAGCGCGGTAGTGATCGTCACATAAGAGAATATCGTCTGCGACATCTCGACCACGGTCATCAAGGAATCGTTCCTCAGTCACCAAACAGATCTTGCATTCCTCTTCTGGTTCATAGTAGTCCCGAAGAGACTCTGCAAGATTGATTGCGTACAAATAAAAGTTGCGTTTCTTAGACGCAACAATAATAAAACCTTTACTCTTTTCCATCTGTCTCGGCCTCTAGTTGTTCTTGCAGAATCATAATTGAGTACATATCTACTTCAATCTTTGACTTTGCCCGACGCAGTTTAGCCTTCAACTTGCGGTTCTTAGAGTTCTTAATCTCTTCAACCTCAAACGCTTCTAGTTTGTAGTTGAATAGTTTTTCTAGTTTACGTGCCTTTTGGTGTTCTAAGTCACGTTGTTTTTCTTCTTCAGCTTCTGCCTTCTTACGAACAACACGATCTTCAGTTTCTTTATTAATCGATTCTTCGCCTAGAGCATCAACTACTTCATTAAACAGTTCGTTCTCACTACCATCTTTGTTGTGACGTAATAAAAACATTTGCTGTCGTGTAACACGACCCACATCATCTTCAAGTTCTAAAATACAGTTGAGTTCTTTTTTCTCTTCTGTTTCCCAGAACGCATTATCCATCCATTGCTTACGACTCATTCATATCTCCAAAGAGTTCATTAAATTATAATCTATATATGTCAAAAATAGTGGGGCATTTCTGCCCCACTTTCATTTCTATTCGCGTTATTATGCAACCCTTGCGTATAGAGTATACGTCTCGACCACATTAGTTAGTGAGTCAGAGATTGTTGCACCTACGTAGTTACCTAGGAACGATCGTGCGTAGTTTCCTACGAAGTTACGGTTATAGTTCCCTTCGAATCCACGAGTATAGTTACCAGTGAAGTCACCTACGTATGTTGAAACACGATTACGTGAGTAAGCACCTGAGTAAGCAGATGTTCTGATACGTGCGTATGCAGATACGCGGACACGAGAGTAGTTACCTACAAAGTCACGAGAGTAAGTACCAGTGTACTCACCTACGAAACCACGGTTGTAGTTACCTACATAGTTCCCTGCGAAGTCACGCGAGTAAGCACCTGTGTATTCACCAACGAATCCACGAGCATAGTTACCTACATAATCACCAGCAAATCCGCGAGTGTATGCACCAGTGTATTCACCAGCGAATCCACGTGAGTAAGCACCTGTGTACTCACCTACGAAACCACGGTTATAGTTTCCTACGAAGTCTCCGACAAAGTCACGAGCATATGCACCAGTGTACTCACCTGCAAACGTTCTTGCGTAGTTACCTACGAAGTCGCCGGCAAATTGACGTGTGTACTGACCTGAGAAAGTACGCGCATAGTTACCAGTGAATGTTGTGTTATACGTACCAGCATATTCACCAACGAAACCTCTTGCGTAGTTACCAGTATAGTCACCAGCGAAGTTACGGTTGTAAGTGCCAGAGTAAGCACCAGTGTACTCACCTACGAATCCACGAGAGTAAGCACCAGTGTACTGACCAGAGAATCCACGAGAGTAGTTACCCACATAGTTTCCACCGAAGTTACGTGCATAGTTACCTACATAGTTACCAGCGAAGTCTCCAACGAAATCACCGACGAAGTTGCCAGCGAAGTTGCGTGAGTAGTTGCCAGTAAATGTGCGAGAATAGTTACCAGTAAAGTCACCTGCAAAGTTAGTCACACGATCACGAGTGTATGCAGAAGAACGGTTGCGGACATATGCAGATACACGAGTTCTTGCGTATGCAGAGTAACGAGTGCGTGTTGATGTACGAGTGTACTCACCAGTGTAGTTACCAGCAAAGTCGCCTGCGTATCCACGTGCATAGTTACCAACAAAGTCACCAGTAAAGGTTGTTGTGTAGTTACCCACAAAGTTACCAGCAAAGTTAGTTACGCGATCTCTAGTGAAATCACCAACGTAGTTGGTCACACGAGTACGGGCATATGCAGAACCACGGTTACGGGTTGAGTCACGAGTACTGTTACGAGTGTATTCACCTACGTAGTTACCGGCATAGTATCCAGTACGTGTGTAGTTACCGGTATTCGTGTACACTGCAGTGCGGTCACGCGTGAATGCACGAGCATAGTTACCAGTGTAGTACAATGTACGAGTGTAGTAACCAGTGTTTGTAGAAGTACGCGTAGAAGTACGTGCGTAGTTACCTACGTAAGATGCAGCGCGTGTACGTGAGTAGTTTCCTACAAAGTTACCAGCGTAGTTAGTTACACGAGTACGACCATAGTTGCCAGTATAAGTGGCAGCACGATTACGAGAATAGTTGCCTACGAAGTTACCAGCGTAGTTTGTAACACGATCACGAGTATATGCGGAACCTCTTGTACGAGTGTATGCACGTGCATAGTTACCAGTGTAAGATGCAGCACGAGTACGAGTGTAGTAGTAAGTAACTGTACGTGCATAGTTACCAGTGAAAGAACCACTTGATGTTCTTGTGTATTGTGTGACGAAAGTCCCAGAATAGTTACCGGTATAGTTACCGGTATAAGAGGCGCCACCCGATTGATATGTAACAGCAAAGTGGGTTATAAATGATCCATAGTAACTTCTTAATGTACCACGATAATACGTGACGCCACCAGAAGTAATACTATCGACATTACCAATTGCAATTGCGACATTCAGGCCATCAACATAAACTTGGTTGATGGTTACTCCACCTTCAGTGTCACGCTTCCAACCAGTTGTTACACCCCAGAAGGCTCCATTATATGCGTTGGTTACGGTACTACCTGTACCAGTAGAAACACTTGTAGAGACACGCGTATAAGTGCCTACGAAGTTACCACTATAGTTACCAGTGTAAGATGCAACACGATTACGAGTATAAGTGACTGGACCTGTTCTTGCGTAATCACCGACATAAGACGCAGCACGTGCACGAGTAAATGCACGAGCGTAGTTTCCTACAAAGTTACGCCCATAGTTTCCTACGAAGTTACCAGCATAGTTAGTTACACGAGTACGACTATAGTTGCCAGTATAAGTGGCAGCACGATTACGAGAATAGTTGCCAGCAAAGTTGCCTTCAAAGTTAGTTACACGATCACGTGAGTAGTTACCTACATAAGATGCAGCACGAGTACGCGAATAGTCACCTACGAAGTCACCTGCGTAGTATAGTGTACGAGTGTATGCTGGAGTACGAGAATATGCAGCAGAATAGTTACGAGCATAGTTTCCAACGAAGTTACCTGTGTAGTACAATGTACGCGTATAGTTCAATGTACGCGTTGATGTGCGGGTTGATGTACGTGCGTAGTTACCAGTAAAGTCACCAGTGTAGTTGCCAGCATAGTTACGAGCATAGTTTCCTACGAAATCGCCAGTAAATGTGGTTGCATAGTTACCTACAAAGTTTCCGGCATAGTCAGTAACACGTGTGCGGGTAAAGTTGCCGACATAGTTAGTAATGCGTGTGCGAGCATAAGCACTGTAACGAGTACGAGTAGATGTACGAGTTGAAACACGAGCATAGTTGCCGACATAGTTGCCAGCATAACCACGAGAGTAGTTACCAACAAAGTTACGAGCATAGTTGCCTTGGAAAGAACGTGAGTAGTTACCTACGAAGTTTCCAGCAAAGTTGGTTACACGATTACGGACATATGAAGAAACACGTGCACGAGAATAAACACCAGCAAAGTTGGTTACACGATCACGAGTGTAGTTAGTTACACGGGTGCGTGTGTAATCTGCAGAGTATGCAGAGACGCGTGTACGAGTTGAGGTACGAGCATACGCAGAAACACGGTTACGCGAGTAAGTTCCCGCATAAGCAGAAACACGGTTACGTGAGTAAGTGCCTGAGTAAGTACCTGTGTATGATGAAACGCGTGTGCGAGTATAGTTTGCAGAGTATGAAGAACTGCGTGTACGCGAGTAAGTACCTGCGTATGAAGAGACACGACCACGAGTGTACGAAGATGCACGACTACGTGAGAATGTTCCGGTGAAGTTAGTCACACGGTTACGAGTGTAAACAGAAACACGTGCACGGTTATAAGTGCCTGCAAAGTAACCAGTAAATGCAGTCAATCGATTACGTGTGTATGATGAAATGCGTGTACGAGCATATGTGCCCGAGTACGCAGAAGTACGAGTTCGCGAATAAGTTCCTGAGTAAGCAGAAACGCGAGTACGACCGTAGTTGTCTGAGTAAGACGAATTACGAGTACGCGAGTAAGTACCAGTGTATGAAGATACGCGAGTACGACCATAGTCAGCAGCATATGCTGAACTGCGGTTACGTGAGTAAGTACCGTCATAAGTTGAAGTACGCGTACGAGCATAATTACCTTCAAATCCACGAGTATAGTTACCAGTGAAGTCACGCGTATATGCACCAGTGTAATCCCCCACGAAAGTTCGTGAGAAAGTGTTGACACTGTTGCGAGTATATGATGAAATGCGGTCACGACTATATGCAGAAATACGAGTACGAGCATACGAAGAAACACGGTTACGAGTGTAATCGGTATCTATGATTGTGCGTCGTGAGTTCTCTGCACTACCACGAGCATGCCATGTTCCTGGCAAGATAGGTGCACCCTGAGCAGAAGATCTTAACTGATAAGATCCAATTGCGCCTGGGACCGATCGTAATGTCTTAGCTCGTTGACCTAGAGTAAAAGACATTTGACCGTTGGTCATCTCTTTGAAACCATCAAAGGATGAACCATCATAACAGATGGCGACCGGACGTTCTTCATCAGGTGCTATGTATGAACCGTCTTTTTGATAAATGTGGTAAGGTGTTGTTGTGCCGTCACCAAGTGTATCGGTGAAGACATTAGAAATAGCAACCTTATAATCAGGACTTGGTGGAATAGAAGATAGTCTATAAATTCCATTCCATTGGTTTGTTTCCATTGTGCTTAATGCACGAGTTACGAGGAGGTCTAGATCACCATCCGTCATTTCATAGAAACCCGGATTGTCACCTAGCTCGTAATAACCAACAGGACGTACAAAATTTTCTCCAGACTCATCAGCAGTACCGCCTACTTGCTTTAGCGTAGTAGTTACGGTGGTACTAGTGATGTTAGATGCAGGGTGTGTTCCTGCCACTTCATTGTAGTATGTATCTACAAATGAACCAATATTAACACCATCAGTAAGACTGAGGTTGCCTGTGTCACTAGCAGCGGCCGCTGTTAGTGCTTCAGATACGGCATACGCAAGATATTCTTCTTGCGAAGGCGTAAATTCCTGTAAGTCACCATTAGCATTTTGAATTTTTAGTGGAATACTAGATGTTGACACGATATCGCTCTCTTTAAGTTAAAGTTAGTTTTGCCATCACTGCAGTAATGACATAGGTATATTTATAATAAAAAATCCCCTAAGAGTTAGGGGTTGTAGGCCAATTTACTTCCGCGACGGAAAGTATCGCTCCTAAATTATCTGTAACATCTCTTAACGATTGACGGTAATTTTTCCATCCTATTCGTTGTTCTTCAGTCAAAGGACTGTCCGCCACTTGAGTCCAATCTGTTAATGACAATTTTCTATTTCTTTCTACCCTGATATCGTTCAGTAAATCTTCTCGGTTAAACTCCCATCCACCCAGTTCATTGCTCCAAGTGGCATGCCTATTAGGCGGACTACCAATAAAAATAAATTCTCCATCCGATGGAACATACCAATAATAACTCATAAAGTGACGAAGATCTTCGCACCCTGCAGGGACTCTATCTTCTGTTATGTGAAGTATTAACTCTTTTCCATCTTCAGAGACACCGGCTGGATCTATTTTAAAAGTAGGGTATGAAATCCTATTTATTTTACCAGACACTTTATCTACGTAGACGATGTATTTCAATTCCATGATGAATTTACCTTTGATATCTGCCTTTTATTTATATACTTTAAATTCACTCAAGTCCAACATTTTCAGAAGTAAATGTTGTAGTAAATGTTGGGGTGTATGTTGGGGTGAATGTTGGAGTATATGTTGGTGTATATGTTGGTGTTGTAGAATCTGTTGATGTGCTTGACACCTTAGTGACTGTGTACTCTCCTGAGTTCAACCATTGACTTCCATTGTAGAAACCAATAGTGTATTGTTTTGTTTGTCCTTCTGCAGGTACATCTGAAACAGTAACGGTTTGAGCACCATTAGCGTTCTGTATAGAGAATGATTGAAGGAGAGTTAAGTTGTTATTATAAATTCGACCTTGAACTGACTGACCCCCTTGCGTATTAAAATCAAACTCTACCGTATGTGTCGTCGCGCTATGGTGTACAACATTTTGAGTCGTTGATAAAATAGTGCCGATGTCATTATCATACAAAGTAAATGACTTTGAGTCAAGTACTCGCACATTAGATGATCCTCTAGGTTCAGACATTAAAGATGCGGTATTGCCTGTTCTCAATTCAGCAACGAATGTTTCTCCTTGCCAACCAATTTCAGAATCTTCTTGACTTCCTGTTCCAGTGCGTGTATAATTGCCTATGTAGTTTCCTGTATAGCCTCCTACAAATGTTCTCTCGTAAGCACCACCAAATGTATTTGCATAGGAGCTAGATCTAGCGCGAGTACTGGTTCTATTATAAGTGCCTTCGTAAGCGCCAGTATATTCACCAACAAACCCTCTACTATAATTTTCTTCAAAAGGTCTTGTATAATCACGAGAATAATTTCCAGTATATTCACCGGCGTAGTTTCCAGAATAATTACCAGTGTAGTTAGAACCTATTGATCTAGCGAACTCAACAGTATAGTTTCCGATGAATGGTGTTAAAAAATCACCTGTATAGTTACCAGCGAAGTTGCCTACATACTCTCCAACATACCCACGTGCATAGTTTCCAGTGTAATTGCCTACAAGGAAGTCTCTAGTAAAATATCCAGCCCCTTGTGTAACTCTTGTGCGAGTAAATTCTCTGCTATAATTTCCGCCGAAGTTGCGTGAATAGTTTCCTTCGAAGTTTGCAGTATAGTTTCCAAAATAGTTTCTACTATAATTACCAACAAAGGTGCCAGCAAAATCACCGACATAATCTCCAACATACCCACGCGCATATTCACCTACAAACCCAGTACTATAGGACCTAGTATATGCCGAATCACGACTTCTAGAGTAATCTGTTATTCTTGTTCTGTTATAATTGCCCGCAAAGTTGCCCACAGAAGTGCGTGAATAGTTCCCCTCAAAAGTAGAAGTTCTTATGAGAATGAAGTTTCTACTATAGTATAACGTTCTAGTGAAGTTGCGTGAATAGTTGATAGCATAATCTATGGATCTTGTATAATCACCTGTAAAGTTTCCAGCAAACCCTCTTGAATAATTACCTACATAATAAAGGGTTCTACTATAACTAGAGGACCTTACTCTAGCATACCCATCATGCGGAACCTCATATTCTATAGGATCACCATTTATATCAGTCTCAGGTAATGTAGATATTCTGGTAGATGCATAGTATCCAGTTCCAGTTCTTGTGCGAGTGTATCCACGAATAAAGTCCCTCGCATAGTTAAAGTCTCGCGAGTAAGTGCCTGTAAACGGAGCAGTAAATTCACTGGAATATGTCGCGCCGTTGGTAAATGATTGAGTACGATCCCTAGTAAAATTACGCGTATATTCAGTAGTTGTTCCAGTAGGGGCCGCGGTAGAACTTGTGGTTCCTTGACCAACTTCATAATACTTGGTGCCACCTATTGTAGCGATTAAATCACCTCTCCAGTAATAAATGTTATCGTTACCTTTTAACTTAGTTGGGCCGTTGCCATAATCCCGTGTGTCATTAAGTACTTTCGTTGTTCCGTTCCATTTAATATTGGTGACATGTACTGTGATCGAAAACCCTTCGGAATTACTAGTATTAGTATCAACTGAGAAGAAAGTGTTGTTTGCAGTGTAAAAATATCCATCGCCAATGGTACGTGTATATCCACGAGAATAGTTACCAGTAAAAGTACTAATTCTTCCTGCTGCAGCGAAGTCGCCAACATAGTTGCCTGTGTAAGTGCCTTCGTAACCAACAGTTCTCGTAAAGTTGCGTGTGAATCCACGAGAATAGTTTCCTATATAATATAAGGTTCTTGTAGAGTCGGCTGGGAAATAAACTCCAGTAAATTCTCCGACATAAGAACCGACTGTTGTTCTGGTGCGACTATAGGCAGAATATCGCGTACGGGTAGATGTGCGAGTAAATTCTACTGCTGGGTTTACATAATTCCCAAGATAATTTCTAGCGTATGACCCCACCCTAGTATAGTCACCAGCATAGTTACCAGTGTAACTTGCGCTAGTCGTTCTCGCATAATCACCTACAAAATTCGTAACTCTGGTTCGCCCGTAGTTGCCAACAAAGTTCCCAGTAAAAGTTGCAGTATATGTACTAGAGTAATACTCGTTACGAGTCACGCCTCTAGTGCGACTATATGTAGAGTAACGTGTGCGACTATATGTTACCGTACTTGGCATTCTAAAATAATACGCAACATCACCAGTGGGAAAGTCTCTAGAGTACTCTTGTGGTCCAGTTAATATAGCATTTCTTGTAAACTCTCTAGCGTAATATGCTGTATAGGATACAGTACGATCTCTGGTATACGCAGAAACTCTCGATCTTGTATAGTTTCTACTGTAGTAGCCAATATATGATGCACCATAACTACGAGCATACGATGAAGTTCGGGTAGATTGTCTGCTTCGGTTGTAGGTAGAGTAACGTGTACGACTATATGTCACCGTACTTGGCATTCTAAAATAATACGCAACATCACCATTGGGAAGGTTTCTAGAGTACTCTTGTATTTCAGTTAATGTAGAATTTCTTGTGAAGTTTCCTGTGTATATCCCCAAGAACTCTCTAGAGTAATTCGTAGTATCTGTTCTGCTGTATCCCGCTACAAATGCAGAGGTTCTGGTTCTTGAATATGTCGCAGAAAAAGATCGCGCGTACCCTTCAACTCTTGTTCTATCATAAGTACTTGTTCTTGTTCGAGCGTATGCTCCAGAATACTCTCCGGTATATTCTCCAACATAATTACGAGCAAAATCTCTTGAGAACGACCCTGCTACACTTCGAGAGTATGAAGATATTCTATTTCTTGAATATGTGCCTATGTAATCAGCAACATTGGTATATGAGACTGATCTCGATGAGGTGGGAGAAGTTGTTGTGAAGGTTGCGCTTTTAGTATCACCAAAGAAAGCTACTCTGTCCGACCCTAAGTCGTTCCCAGAACCAGAAGTTTGAAACACTCGAACATGATATGCACCTTCTTCAGAAGTATTCGCATTGAATGTAATAGAACTTCCTTCTGTAATTGCAGATCCTGATTGATATGTCAGAGATCCAGTAGCGTTTTGATCTCCGGAACCGTCACCATCTGAGTCAACATCACCGCCACCACCAGGAGGTTCATAGGTACCAGACCCACCAGTTCTCAAGGTTGCGCCTAGAAGACTGCCTGTAGGATAAACTTTGAGTCTCTGGTCGCCATTTTGTAAATTCACAATAGCATCATAAGCTGAAGCTAATGTGCTACCAACCCTTAGACCAAAAAAGTCCGATCCGTGTGAGTTTTGAGCAGACCATTCAATATTTACATATTCGTTCGTATCTTTGGTCATTACATACGAGCTAGATTCTGTCCCTACTTCATTACTAAGAAGAGGTGGTAACCATGAAACGATATCAAAGTTAAAGTTTGTTCCTAATGCGCGACTATCAAACGCGACTTCTCCATAGCTTGTGACAATTCGCAGACCTCGGTCTATACTAGTATCATAACGGCTTGGGTCGGCCATAATGGTAGATGCTTTTCTGACAACAAAATAATCAAACTCTGTTTGCCAGTCATCATAAACTGTGAGTTTCCAATTTTCAAATTGTCCGTCTATTTGAGGGGTGTATGCTTCTATGCCTGTTCCAGTAAATGTTACCGTTTCCCCAGACACATTCATTTTGTGAAGGTAAGGTGTATCAAAAGTGACCGTCATGATATAATCTGAAGGCACTTCAATATCAACAGAACTCCAGTCACCGCCACCAGGCGCGCTAGGGTTCTTAACAAATATCATATCACTTTCTAATAGACCGCCTGGAAGTGTGAACGAGTGTGCACGACCAGCATCTGTGACAATCAGATTAAGAATGTCCAGTTCTGTGTCCGATACAGTAAATGTTCCTCCGGCATCATTGCCTATTATCTTTAATCCATATGACATTATGAAATTCTCAGTGCCATTACAATACCACTCTGTGTACCGTAAGAACCACTATTATTTTGTAATTGGAAACCAGTCGAAGTCTTATTAATCACATCTACATATCTAGGGTTGCCCACAAATACAATTAATATTTTAGTATCATCATTGGCATTGGGGCAAGCATATTCACTGCTTATTTGATCTTTAGTCAGACTAAATGAAGAGTATACTTGGATATTAGATGTGCGGATCGAATCAGAAAATACTAACTTAGAGGTAGTTGCATCACCATTGATGATTGGTCCATATATTTCTAATCCATACGACATGATAATTCCTTATGGTGATTCAGGCCAAACTACATTTTCTAAACTAGAATATTGGTTTGTGATATCCCTCAGTTCTTGACGATAGATTGCCCATATCTCACGATCGTCATCGTCTAGACCATTATCGTCCATACGAGTCCAATCTGTTTCAGAGAGTAACTGATTACGTTTTTTTCGTAAATTTTCTATACGGATTTTTTCTACAATTTCATCAGGAAATGGTAATACTAATTGTGCAACAATATCTTTTGATTCGATATACTTATCAACAAGTAAACAAAAATTAATGTCGTATTCTTCTTGAGTAGGAACATATAATTTCCAATCATTAGACGGCAATATATTCCCATCAAAAGATTGAGGAGATCCTATTGGGTTTCCGTTTTCTATTCTTATAAATTGCATTATTCAATCTTCCTCTTGGGTATATCAAGGATTACCGGTAAACTCTTCATTTGTGTTATTTGGATTATTTGTATTATTATTTGTATCAAAATAATCATCCCAATTTATGGTGCCTAGAAGATCTGATGTGGTGGATGTAATATAAGAAGAATATTCGCTCCATATTGCCGAACCATCTAAAGATTCTCCCCCCGCACCAATACCACTGACAGTGGATTGCCCTGTATCATCTTGTGTACCAGATCCTGAATCTGTATCGGTATTAGTAGATGCTACAAGACCTGCGACTGTTCCTGACCAACTATTGTTTGACGATCTAGATTGACTTGTATTACCAGAACCATTATCACCTCTCATCAACACAGAAATTTTAAATTCAACATCAACATCTACCGGAGTTGCATATGAACCAACGACAGGAATTGTAGTCCATGCGTTACCGCCTCCGGCAGTCTTATGCGTCATAATCTGTATTGTTTCGTAACTGCCCCAAGCGCTATTGGTTTCTTTGCCTAACTTCTTTCTCATTTCTAGTTTTACATATGCTGTATCAGTAGCAAATACGCCAGAGAATGCCATATTTATTGTGGCCATATGAGAAATATCTTGAACCTCAGTTCTCATTACGCCTTCGGCATCTAAACCTATATTCCGCACAACTGTATTTCTAGGAAGGTTGATCTTAGTTAATTCTTTATACTGATCATTACCGTTTGAATCTCTGGTTGGTCCCCATGACCTATAACCAGTTCCTGCGAAAGGAGTAATTGTATTCACATTACCTTTAAGGGACTTCACAGTTAGAGAGTCAGTGATAAGGGCTTCTGCTTCTAACGACCCCGTTGTGATCTTACCCCCATCAATGGTTGTTACCGATGCACTGAACCGATCCCCTAACTCTTGATTGAAGTTCTGGAAGGTTACTAGTCCATTAAAACTATAATTTACAAATGGAGTGCTAAAGGTAATATTACCCCCTGTTGCGATAGCAGGGTTACTACCAGCAACATCTTGGAATGCTCTGTATCTTGAAGCGAATAATGTTCCTGATAGATTAGTTCCATCTGGCGGACTTAAAGACCAAGGTATTACGCCATCGTCATTTTCTTCAAAACTTCCTCCAGAAAAACTTCCTGGTGCGGAGAAATTGTATTGGCTAGCTGTGGGAGTGCTTGGAACTGCTCTATTATCACCTTCAGAAAGATCTGAATTATACTCTCTAAAGTAGTAGACATAACCCTCAGAGGCCGCAGGAATGTCCGATGGATTCACTGTTACTGGGTCTGGGTCAACTGAGTATAGTGTTGGATCACCCCAAGACAAAGTGGTATCAGTGCCCGAAAGACTCTGAGATGATGCTAATGTTTTGACTCTCCACAAAGCAGGTTTACTATTATCAGTCGGCGCTGCTGGTGGTTCTTCGTACCAACCATCATAATTGTTTCCGACAGGGAATACAAAACTGTCACTACCGAAATTGTAGTGAATAGTGTTTGCAGGTGGTTTAGTGAAAGTAGAAGTTCTAACGCCTCTCTTATACAAGAAACCGCTGTATGTAGTAAAACCATCTTCACCGTTATTGTGGTCTTCATAAGGAGTGGCCCAATCTACAATAGTGTCAGTCCCAGTCTCACCTATGACTGAGAAAACTGCTTGAGATTCCCATATCTTACCGCTAGGATTATAACCCACACCACTGTTGTGGTCATTCATTTCACCGACACTATCAAACCACAGATAATTTCCGTCTGAGTCGGTAGGCATTGTGACGGTGCCTTCTCCCGTGAAGTCTACAGAACCGCCTACTGGAGCGGGTGGTCCAGCGTCATCCTTATTTACTGTACGCGTTACAACTCGCAATAGGAATGTGGACTTACCAGCGGCACCGTTAGCACCAGATGAGGTTCTCTCTGGGGCATCCCACTCAATCGAATCATCAATTAGGTCAGTTGTTGCTTCTGGGTCATTAACGACCGACGCAACACCTACAGTTGCCCATAGTTGAATGTTTTGACCCTCTGGGTTTTCAGGTACTGTCTTAGACCATGCATATCCATTTGGTAGTGTAAATGTTTTATCGGTGAAATTAAACGCGACTCCATCTGACGGTTGAGGTGTAGCAGGACCATCTACAGAATCGTCTCTGATATACATTGTCAGTTGAGTAACAAGTTGACCTTCACTAGCGTCGATCGCGTGTTTAGTCACCATCTTAGGTGGAGAGAATACTAGACTGTTGTCCAGACCAGAGTTCCCTCGTATAGTCGCTAGAGTAGTAGACTCCCAAAGGTTTCTTCGATTGCCCAAAGCATCTAATTCTGGTGGTGGGATTTCATACCAGTTCTGAGTACTTGAAGTACCGGCAACAATTGTGCCGTCATGGTCGGTAGAGTTTTGACTTGGTGTAAGAAATTTACTTTCGTCAAAACTATATGTCACCGTATTAGCATCAATATCTTGTGGTGTAACACCTTCGATAGTTCTAGTGAACAGAGATTTACGATATGTAGATACTGTCTCTAAAATCTGAGGAACTGGGTCGCTCCACTGACCGTTAACAACATCGATACCTGTATCACCTTCTATACTAAATGAGTATACGGAAGACCACACATCACCTGGCTGTCCTACGATAGAATTCTGTGAAGAAACCCAAGGAGAGGATAACTCTGGATAATCTTGTGATCCGTCGTCGTCGAAATAGTTACCATCGGAAGACCAAATGTAAGCGCCACCAGTAGGTCTAGGTATTGATGGGAATGCATCTCCCTCTTCCCAAGTGTTATCAAGTGCTGCGTATTGTTCTGCCGTGACTCTTCGGTATACTGCCTTCTCTACGGTCGATCGACCATTTGTTCCTGTTGAAGATCGTACTGGGTCCGACCAAACGATGCTGGTATCTAGGTCACCGTCTGCATCTGTTGCAATACCTGAACTTACATAGAGTTCGCCCTCGCCACTATATTCAGACTCTTCCCACCCTGTAGGCGCTACATAGAATCTTGTACTGAACCTGAATTGACCGCCTGTTGGTGTATCTTGAGCAGTAAGTTCAGTTGTTGACCTTTTGTACGCAGACAGTTGTGCATATGAAGCGACCGCGTCTGCGTCTACTGGTGGTCCACCTACTAGGTATGGTGTAGACCAAGTACCTGCTACAATAGTATCTGTCTCTGACTGAAAGTCTACAAACCTATATGTACATGCCCAAATATCTTTATCGCCATCGGGCGCTGGAATTGATGCGGACCAAGTAACATCGGGATCTGTAGGGACTACAAGATTTCCTTGATTGTCATTACCTGAGAATGTATACTGACCGCCAGTAGGAGTTGTTGGTTGCGATGTGCGACCGGATCTAGTGTAAATCGTTGCTTGAAAAGAAGAAGTGCCTGACGGTCCAGTTTCGCCACCACCAGAACCTGTACTGTCTGGTAAGTTGGTCCACTTTGTTCCGTCCCACTTTATAACTTGACCGCTTGTAGGAGAAGAAACCGTCACATCACTTAATTCGTCTAATGAGGATACGCCGCCACCACCTTCACCTGCGTTCGCAAGTTTTACCCACTGACCTGCGTGAGCATAGTACGCGCCTGTGTCTGGTGCGTTGTGTACGTGCGCGAACATACCGTGATAGGTTGATGCGTCTGGTAGGTCTGACTTGTTGCTATACGCGTTGCTGTATAGAATCTTATTGCCACCAAGATCTAATGTAGTAGAGGCAAGGAATGCACGAATTTCAGACTCAGTGAATCCAGTATCATCATTAATCTTGCTGATTTCGGACAATATAAGAGCAATAACTTCTGCCTCAGTAAGACCCGCATTGGCCATAACCTCAACAAAGTTATCATTGATCTTATTGATAGCAGTATTAATGTGATCTGCAAGATTAATGGTTTTTATATTACTCATTCACTTCCCCTGATAAACTCATAAGCAGTTCTTTGATCTGTCGCATGTCATCTTTCAATCCTTTCACTTCTTCTGTAAGAGAATTGATGTGATCTTGCCTCTCTCGTTGTACTCTGCTTTGGTTCCTCGCGTTTTGTATTTCGGATTTGTTTGTATTTAGTATGGCACCAGTACGACTATCTCGCACTAGGTTCGCATGCCCCTTTACTTTTACATGACTGTTCATTAGGTCAGAGTCCTAGAGATACGATAGAACCAAGTGGTGATGTCCATTCCATTTGGCGGAATATACTGCTCTAGAGCGCCCCTCGTATAAGTGTACCCGTCATTAGCAACAATAGAGACAATCTGTTCCTGATCTAAACCAGCGATTTGCGATGTATCAAACTGAACTATTGTATCGTTCCAGTTTAGAATTACGCCGTTAATAGGTTCTCCTTCGCTAGATGTAAATTGTACGATTGAGAAATAATACTGTGGCGAAACTCGCGAGAACAGATTAGTCTCTGGTTCAGGTTCCGGTTCAGGTTCTGGTTCTGGTTCCGGCTCAGGTTCTGGTTCTGGTTCTGGGCTTGGGGCAGGAGCAGGAGCAGGGTTTAAATCAAGGTCTACTTGAGTGCCTGTCTTATTAAACCCACTCGCAGTGATCAATGAAATCGCACGTAGGTCTGTGATCATAGGAGACTTGGAAGAATTGTCTGCAGTCATTACGATCATAACTTGGAACACAGTAAATGGTTCTGTGTCTAGAGTGTACTCATAGTCACGGAAAATATCTGGGTTCTCGTCTGTAGGCATTGGTGTATCAATATCGATCAATGTCCACCATGCATCTGCGAACTCGTTCTCATCTAAAGAAGTACGCGCATACACCTTAAAGTCTGCACCTCTCGCGCGGTTCGCAGCGAAAATAATCTTCAGTCCTTCTGACAACTCATCAATAATCACAGGTGTTGTGATGTGTTGAGTTGCGTTTGAGTTATCGATCACATTCTCTAGGGCAATAACTGAGACTCGCTGTAGATCAATCACAGGCGAAACTTTAGAGTCGCCGGTCGAAAGATTCAATGCAAACTCTAGTGTCTTCGCAGTAGGAGAGTTTTGTGATGTCGCAACTACATTCGGATGAGTGTTGACATTTAGGTCATTCAATGATACATTTGAAGCAGGATCTTTCTCACTATAGTTAAGAGCGGTTATCTTACGGTCTGTGCCGTATGACGCACCGACTGTCTTAGTTACAGTCGATTGAATTGATGTCGAGTTAGGTGTGAATGACTGAACTTGTGGGATGTACTGATCAAACATCACTTGTTGAGTTGCAGTTACGTTATTACCACCACCCTGCGCAGAACCTGTCGCGTTCGTCGCCACTTGAATTGTATATCCGTCCCATGAAGGGAAATTAACTGCAAATGATCCGTTTAGGTCACTATCTGTAAGTCCACCCACGTCACTTGATACGTCCGCGAATGTAACTGTATCACCCGAAGTGAATCCATGACCTTGGTGTTGTACCTTAACTATATCTGATCCTGCAGTAGTCTCGAACGGACTCTGGATCAATGTGACCTTTGGAAGTTCTGCGTTCTCTAGGTGTAGTACACCATCAAATTCAAACTCTGCACGTTCTAGTTCAAACATCAAATCCTTAGTTTGATCTGGCGTCCAAGTCGAACCGTTCTGAGACATAAACAATGACCCCAGTGTTGGTTGACGTGACACCCGCTCTTCACGAGATGGACCTAGAACGAACTCATATGTCTGAGCAGTGTATACATTATAGTCTACTGATTCTGCAAGCAACACTATAGCATATTCTTCGCCTGGAGTCAAGTAAATTGGTTGATCAAATTCAACAACTGTTGGTCGAATTCTGACTGAAGAAATATCAGTCTCTTCAGTAAGTGGCGTCACTGGAATGTTAGCCGGATCTACGAACTTAACTGATCCTGGAACTAAGCGATTTGTAGGAACACCATTCTCTACAGCACGGATTTGAACCTGCATAGGAATGATAGAGTCTTTACTCTCTACATAGACACGCGCTTTAGTGATAAAGATTCCATTTGGATTCTCTACTTGATCAACGAAGAATGTCTGAGCAAGAGGATCTCGCCAGTAAGTTGTTTCAATAACTTCTGTTGTGCGTATTGTGCGTTGTACTGTTTGAATCGTACCGACCGAAGTGTATCCGGCACGGCTAATAGAAGTAGCGCCATCATCGTTATTCAAGTTGATGTCAAGCAGTTTGAATTCTTGACGACCTGTACGGAAACTAATATCTGGAGTGTTCGGCAAGAAGAACGAACCGATCAGTTCACCCTTATTATCTGTAATCAGATCACCTTTACCACCTAGTGCAGATGGGTACGAAGTTGCGTTCGCATACTCATTGCCGTACTCTGTTGGATCATCCGAGAAGTTCGTGTATGTAGACTCTGGACGTACCCAATCAGATACATTCTTGTTTCCGAAATAAGCGAACATACGGGTGTTAGGTCGTAGTCCCTGAACTCGGAAACTAATCTTGCGCGAGCGCATGAACGGAATAATTTCTACATCCAAGATGCGTTCGCCAATAAATTCTTGAATCGTCTTTGATGTAACTCTAGAACGAATTCTTGCATTAGGTCGAGAGAAGAAAGTAGGTAGGTATGTGTTGATACGACGTACAACATTCTGCATAATGTCTGGTAGTCGCTTCACTTCTACCCATTCGTCTGAAGACGGAGACAACGTCATATGTCCGTTCGATGTGATTACCGCAAACGGGTTGATATTGTCTGTGCCTGTCGCCAGAACCTGAGATACAAACTTTGTGCTTGTATGCGGAAGAGTAACGATGTCGCTCTTCTTAGAAATATTGTTGTTTAGGTTCGAAGGGTTGTACGCTAATCGTATCGAGTTTTCAACGAACGATGGGCGCAGTAGACCTTCTGGATCGACCGAAGCGCGATACGCTGGGTTGTGTACGTCACAGAAATTCAGTGTGCTGAAGTTGTCTGCGATGAACCCTGCCTTAGTACGAGGGTTGCCGTTCGCATCTAAAACTTGCAAGACATTTGTGTTAGTCTCAAGGAAACTTAACGCAGTCAATTCATATAGAGTCTCTACACGATCGGATAACTTAGAGATGTCTTTCATCGTGAACCGACGATTAGGGATGAACGTGCTTACGACATCTGAACGGTCAAATGTATATGCGTTCAATGTGAACTTGTATAGAGGCAATGCGCCCGCAGGTACTTCTGGTTCGCGAGGATCAATAGCAGGTTGTCCGCGAACGACTTGTAGCTCGCCTAACCCTATACCCCCACGACTGTCTGTCGCGTTCACTACAAGAACATCTGTACGTGGTAAGTAGTAGTCTACCTCATCAATTATAATCGAAGAGGCGTTCTGTGGTAACTCTGAGATGTCGAAAGGTATTTGTGTTCCGCTAGTAACTCGATCTGGCCTGAAGTCTAACACATCACGTAGAGAGATTGTCTCTCCAGTGCTGAGTGTTGTATGTCCTGGGATTTCGTTATAATCTACTCCGGAATACGAACTTGCCGCGAAGAACTTGCCACTATTTGTGCGGGCGTAGTAAGTAAAGTTGACTTGTAATTCTTCACCGCCGGTTGGTAATGTGTACCCTTCTTTTACAATAGCATACGCAATACCATAATAGTTGTCACGTTGACCACCATCAAGTTTAAACTGGAATGTGATGTCTTCCCACTCCGTGGCCGCAGGCGGTTTAATCTTTACAGAATCGATCGATATGACATCGACAGCACTTAAATTCACAGAAGTTGCTGCATCAGGTCCGGACAAAAATACTGAAGTTGTCCCTGAAGTTGCCGTCTTTGTCTTAGGTGCAGATGTTACTTCATCATAGTAAGCGATTGTATATGTTTTAGTATCATCTAAAATTGGATCTGAATATGTAAATGTGCCGTCGTTGTTTGGTGTAGGCGTGATTGCAAGAATAGGTCCATTTATTTCTGAAATGACCCAACTTCCCTCTTCAACGCCCCCAACTGTTATTGAATTGCCAACAGGTTGCTCCGCCTTAAACTTTTGGGCGGTGTAAGTAACATTTTGAATACTAGACTGCTCTGGCGACTTGTACGGTAACGCAAACAATAAATCGTTATTAGATGTACCATACAATGTGGTATCAAATGTTAGAGGTGTTTGGTCGGGATCTGTATCAAACGATAATGGCCTTAATGGAATATCATTGTTAAACTCATCTCTTAGCGTAGTAACTGCAGAGAAAGGAAAACGTGCATTTCCGCCCGAAGGAATATAGTCCATTTTAATATCAAAGAGATATAGACGATATCCAACAGCATCGCGTTGAATGCCTCTAATATGAGCGGAACCTACGGATTGACCAACATCTTGATAAACACCAAGTAAATCTACTCTGCCAAATGTGTCTAGTTGACCAAACCCTTCAGTACGATCTGGGTCAATGTATACCCAGTTACCATATACCGCTGGCACTGCTTCTAGTTCTTGTGTACGTGTATCACGCGCCTTCGGTACAGTGATGTCTGTAGTACCGACCTCTAAACGATATCCGTCTACATACGCGACACCCTCTGTCACATCTAGATTCAGACTTGTTTCATCGTCGTCTAGGTCTTCAAAGATTGCTCTGAATTCTTCTACAACATAATCACCAGACTCTTCTTTTGTACGTAATGCAAGTAGGTCATTGACTCGGTTGTATGCGTCAAATGTACTAATTTCACGAGTAATAACACCATCAACAATACGAGCAGCGAAGACAAAGTTCTGTTCTGTCGATACTTGATCTCGTGTTGTAGGAATTAGTTTGATCTGATATCGGTGTGCGCCTGGAGAGGTTAGGTTAGGAACCTCGCCTTGATTGTCGTGTAGGTCTTCGTCTTCGCTTTCTGTAACGATATTCTGTTCTACGACGAAACCGAAGTCTGCGTCTGGAGTGCTGCTGTACTTATCTATGAATGCACTTCCGCCACTTAGATAAACGAAGTGCCCTTGTACAAAGAAATCACCAGAAGCAAAGTATGCCTTTGTTCCTTTGCCAGAACCTCTGATTACTATTGGATCGCCATTTGAATCGATAGATGTGATGTCGTCAGCAACAACCATTGAAGGAACTGTCGCACCGTCAACACGAACAATCGTATCACCCTGCTCAACACGAGGAGCAATAGTTGCGTCTATCACTGCAATTGTATTTGTGTATTGGACGTATAACGTGATAGGGTCACTACCAGTAGAATTGTACATCTCTAAGACTTTAAACTCGACCGCTCCGTTTGTTAGCAGTTCGCCAACAAGAGATTCGTCGTAAACGCTTGTTGAAGTTAGTCGTATATACTCTAGACCATTATCAACCGTCGCACCGCCTGGATTGACCATCGCACCTTCTTTGAAGATATTCTGACCAAATCGTGCGATCTCTTCGTGAATAATGCGTTGAGATTCTGTTAGTTCTCGCGCTTGTAGTGCGCGACCTGAATTGTACAATACACGATGATACCCATCTTCCTTATCATAGAAGTCTCGGTATGTTTCGCGAAAAACTTTATTGGTATAATCAGTCATCGTGTATCCTATATTGTAATAACGACTTTAATGTCTTCTTGTTGTTCTGCGTCTCTTATGATTCGGTAGCGGTTTTCAATGTATAGAACATCTCCGCTATGTCTATCTATCTCTGGCTGATCAGTCAGTCCTGTGACGGTCTGTTGTAGCGATGTTCCGACTTGCTCAACAATCTCGCCTACTCCAAACGGTACAAACCCTGTACTCTCGTTCTGGTGATAGTAAACAAAATTATTGACTGACTCATTGACATATGCCTCGGCACCGTTAGTAAGTCCCCTGACCAAACTTCCAGAAGAGAAAGGTGAGTTTGCATCTAAGTGCAACACAGGAAGTACTTTTCCAGAAACTTCTGTGTATGGTGTACCGTCTGGTTTAGTTGGGTCTTGAAGAACTCCGATCTGACGGAACTCATTATCTACGATAAATGTATTGCCTTCTGTGCCGTCTGGTTTGATGTTTAGCATTACCGAACTTGTTTTTAAATCATCTACTGGATCATTACCCATGTGTCGAGTAATCACTGCGCGAGTTTCGCATTCAGTAGTAGGTGTTCCGTCTAGGACAAACGATGCACGAGTATAACCCGAACCGTAGTTTGTCATCGTAATCTTTACGATCTCGCCACCGACCATAGTCGCAACCGCTGTTGCTCCATTTCCGTCACCAACTACTGTGACAGTAGGTGTCGTCGTATAACCAGACCCTTTACTAGTCACTTCGCAACGAATAATCTCACCCTTGACTGCAGCATTGATTACATTCATCTGCAAGTCTTCAATCGCAGAGTTGTCACAGTTAGATACTGGACCTGTCAGACTGACTGGTACATGGTTGCTAGAAAGGTATTGGAAGATTTGTTGCGGAGTCAACTTGTATAGGAACTTCCATACATAACCGTCCGATGTTCGGAACGGTCGCGTGTAGTCTACATTGAGTTCGCAATAACTAGGCTTGACAGTAGAAGTAACTATGTTACCATCACCATCACGACCCGTCTCTAGACAGACATAGACCTCTTTTGCGTCATTTAAAACATAGAATGCGGTATCTTCTTCAGCATTCTTAACATCCGACCACTCATGATATATCGCGTCTGACACCCAGTTGTTTCGTTTCGCGACGATGATCGCACCTTCTACTTTCTTGATAGACTGTAGATTGTGACGAAACTCACTTTCTTCTAGGTTACCGTCTGCTGGTAAATAAGGATAGTCAACGATAGTTTCTCCATCAACTACTGCGGTTGGGAAAACATCTGACTTACCAATACCGATATAAAATTCTTTTTCTGTACCAATAACATCTGCGAGAAACTGTCTCGCTAAAGTTTGGTTAAGTGTTTGTCTTACTGTTGCTGGCATTATATTTTCCCATTAAAAAGGTATAACTTATATATAGTGGTCGTTTCAAGGTTATGACAACTGTCCTAGTATAACTCTTGTTCTTGTTCCGTCGTGAATAGTGATGGCTGTATTTGTAATTCTCATTCCTGGAGCATTTTCGATGCCGATATCCAAACTGCCCGTGACTTGAGCGTTACTCAACTCAACTTTGTTTGTTGTTGTATTCACGGAGAAAGGACTGATAGATGAGTTAGTGCCATTAACAACCTTGAAATCATTCGCTTTAATCGTGAACGATGATACACTGTCCCCGTTGATTACTTCGAATCCGGTGAATGTGTTTCCGTCGTCTAGTGCGACGAAGTATTTCTGTTCGACTGCCTCAAGCCCATTCTCTGTAGCGACAATGCGGGTCGTTAATCCTGCCTGTGAAGTAACAATTTGACCTACTTCACCGTCCGGACCAATAAGTTGAGTTTCAAAACTATCGATTGCTGAATTAAGAATCGTTTTGATTTCATCAGAATCAACAATCTTTTGAAGTAATTCTGACCTCGCAGTATTTACAAGTCCCTCAGCAGTTCCTGCAGGATCAAATAGAAGCGTTGTCTCGAAACTATCAATTGCAGAATTTACAATAACAAGTATATCGCTATCTTTCTTGATACTTTGTTTCAGTAAAGAACGAGCAGAGGTCGCTGCGCCTATGTCGCTATCTAAATTTCCTTGAAGTTGAGTGATCTTAGATTGTAATGCACTTAGACCAGTCGAATCGTCAGTGATCTGAGATTGTAACCCGTCAATAGCAGTGAAGGTAGTTCCACTCTCTAGATTTACATTTAGTTCGGTAATCTTAGATTGTAATGCACTTAGACCAGTAGAGTCATCTGTGATTGCTTGATCTAGTGCATCGATAGCAGTGAAGGTAGTTCCACTCTCTAGATTTACATTTAGTTCGGTAATCTTAGACTGTAATGCACTTAGCCCAGTCGAGTCATCTGTGATTGCTTGATCTAGTGCATCGATAGCATTAAAGGTCGTACCACCGCTATCTAATCTTGCAGTTAGAGAAACAACATGTCCTTGCACAATAGACAGATCTGATTCTGTATCTGAAATGTTTTGCGATAGTCCTGATCTTGCGACAGCATTGTACCCTCTGTCACTATCAACACCTGCTGTTAGTTCGGTGATCTTAGACTGTAACGCATTTAGACCAGTAGAATCGTCTGTGATTGCTTGATCTAGTGCATCGATAGCACTAAAGGTTCCACCACCTTCAGCGAGGTCTACTTCAAGCGCAGTAACTTTACCTTGAGTAATACTCAAGTTAGAATCAACACCTTCTATATCTTGTGTTAGTCTGTCCTCGGCATCGACAATCAACTTGCCAACACTATCTGTACCAATACCAATCTCCGCACGGAATGATGTTAGACGTTCATTGGTGATCGAAAGTATGTCTGAGTCTGATTTAATGTCTGATCGGATACCGTCTTCAACATCGTTTAGTAGTTTACCAACACTGTCAGTGCCGATACCGATTTCTGTTCGGAATGATGTTAGACGTTCGTTTGTAATCCCTAGTATGTCAGAGTCAGATCTAATGTCTGATCGGATACCGTCTTCTACATCGTTCAGTAGTTTACCAACACTGTCATCGCCAAACCCAAGTTCAGTTTTGAAAGTTGTTAATCGTGAGTTTGTAATCCCTAGTATGTCGGAGTCAGATTTAATGTCAGCACGAATGCCATCTTCTACATCGTTTAATAACTTGCCAACACTATCATCGCCAAACCCAAGTTCAGTTTTGAAAGTTGTTAATCGTGAGTTAGTGATCGAAAGTATGTCTGAGTCTGATTTAATGTCTGATCGGATACCGTCTTCGACATCGTTCAGTAGAGTCGTGATGTCACTTCCTTCACCTAAACCGATCTCAGTCCTAAATCCAGTCAATCGATCGTTAGTGATCGAAAGTGAACCAGCAGAGTCTAACATCTCTCCGCGCAGTTCATCTTTCACCGCGTTGGTCGCTGCGACAAGACCGTCACTATCTACGCGATCTAGTGACTGATCAAATGTAGTGATCTTAGAATCAACGATTGATGTTATATCTGAGTCACTTCGGATCTCAGACCGCAATGCATCTTCTACAGTACTAATTGCAGAAATTACAGCTCCTGAATCTGCTTTGCTTTCGAGCGACTGAGTCAGCGTTGTGACATCACCTGCAAGCGCAAACAGTTCATCTGAGTTTTGACCTACAAGCGCATAAAGTTCGTTGGTTGTGTTCGAAAGAATAGCACGAACTAAGTCGGAATCAATACCTTCTTGTAACGCGGCATCTAGTTCTTGTATGCGCGAGGAGATTACTTGTAGATCACTGTCTGTCTGAATAATCAATGTTGCCATACTGTCCATGGCAAGACCATTCGCGGCAATGTCTGCGCGAAGATCGCTGTCATTGATTGAGTTTAGATCAACCCGCAGTTCGGTAACGTCTGCTGATAATACCGAAAGTGTTTCACTATCTTGATCAATACGAGACACCAGTTCGCTTCGGGCAGTCGCTTCAGCATCAATGCGAGCGCCTAAGTCCGAGTCGATCTGATTTAGA